ATGAAGAAAAAGTTAAAAGTGTTAACTGCTTTATTGATTTCGAGTGTAACTGCCATATCTATGTTTGGCTGTAGTAGTAATAATAAAACTAAGGAAGGTAAAGTAACTGTACGTTTAAATGAAGTTACACGTTCAGTTTTTTACGCTCCTATGTATGTTGCAATGAAAGAAGGATATTTTGCAGAGAATGGAATCGAAATTGATTTGCAAACAGGACAAGGTGCTGATAAAACTATGCAGGCTGTTTTAAGCAAATCGGCAGACATTGGTTTTTGTGGACCAGAACAAACTATTTACATTAATAATCAAGGAAGAGAAGACTACCCGATACTTTTTGGACAGCTTACCCAAAAAGATGGTTCCTTCGTGGTTGGACGAACTAAGGAAGATAATTTTAAGTGGCAAAATATTAAAGGGAAAAATATTATAGGAGGAAGACCTGGTGGGGTTCCTGAAATGGCTTTTGAGTATGCTATGAAACACAATAATATTAATCCTAAAACAGATGTCAATATGGTAAATAATATAGATTTTGCTGCAACTGCAGGTGCATTTGGGCGCTACATTAAAGAGCGCCTTTTTTTTTATTAGTGCAAAATGGCTTTATAACTACTTCCTGAGTATCTGAGTTATAAGAAATATAATCAACAAAAGAATTTATAAGAAGCTTTCTCATAGGATAATCAGCATTTTCCCATAGTTTTTTAAAATTCAAAAGCATAGAAGTAGAAGCGTTAATTTCTTTAATAGCTGCTTTTAAATTACTATTAGTATTTTCTAATTCAAACTTTCTAAATTTCAATTCTTTAATCTCTTTATTTAATTCTTCAATTCTAGAAGAAAGCAAATCATATATGTTAGGATTTAAAGAAAGCTTATCAATTAAGTTTTTTACTTGCAGCTCCTTTTGAGATATCTGCTTTTCATATGATTTAATACTGTTTTTATCTACAGCTTCAGATTCCAAAGATTTTTTATATTCTTCAATGGCTTTAATAAGAGATCCTTTATTATCTGTAGCCTTAAAGAGTTCTTTCATAACACTATTTTCTAACTTATCAAGCCTTATGTTTTTAGAATCACAAGTATTATCACTTGGATTAATCTTATTTATACATATATAATAACGAAGAATTTCCCCAGTCTTTCTAGAAACATGACCTTGCTTTTGAATCATCTTTCCGCCACATTTAGCACAATGAAGCACTGAATTAAATACACCATATTCGCTGCCATTAACAAGTCTAGGTGCAAGATCTTTATTCTTATCTAATTGTCTTTGAACTTTAATCCATAAATTATCATCAATTACACCTTCATGTTTTGAAACAGAAAGAATCCATTCACTAATATCTTTATATTTATCCTTAGAATCTTTTTTGTTATAACTTAATATTCCGTTACCATTTGGATCACCAAATACAGTTGCACCTTTAATTGAAAGATAACTTATAACAAGTTCAGAAGATTTAACATAAACAGGATTTCTGAGTAAGAGCTGCAAGGCTTTTATATCCCAAGGAGAATTTCTTTTAGTTTTAATATCATTTTGAATAAGATACTTTTGAAGCTTCCCAAGGCTTCCAAGAGATAAATATTTCTCAAAGAAAAGTTTCACTAGAGAAATTTCTTCATTAATAGGAGATAATTTCATCATCTTTTTTTGTTTAGAATTATTATCTAAATAATATATAGGCTCAGAAGAAAAACCAAAAGGGGGAGTGCCACCAAGCCAACGGCCAGTTTTAGCAAGTTCATACATATTATCTTTGATACGCTCAGCTATGGTCTCACGTTCCAATTGAGCAAATACGCTGCTAATAAACATCATAGCAGTACCCATAGGACTTGAAGTGTCAAACTGTTCACGTATTGAAATAAAATCAATGCCAAGAATTTTTAACTCATCAATTAGTGTAGAGAAATCAGAAACATTTCTGCTAATTCTATCAAGCCTATAGCAAATAATTGCATCAAACTTTTTTGCTGCTGCATCCTTCATCATAGATTTAAATTCAGGCCTGTTTATATTACCGCCTGAAAAGCCTTCATCTTCATATATATAAATATCATCATAGCCGTTATTTTTAGCATAAGATTTACATAGCTCTATTTGGTTTTCTACACTTTCACCCTTACCAGTAAATTTTGATTTTCTAGAATAAATAGCTGCTTTCATAGTATACCTCCAAAGTGTTATACATTGATTGTAGTTTTATAAATAGGTTAAGTTAATTGAATATAGCTACATATATTTATTAAAAAGTAGTAGGGAAAATACTATATTTCACAACTATTATATGGGACTTCCTTTCTCTTTAATGCAGATTTTATATGATTATATCTATTTTCATCAACAACTATAGAATGAATCTTATATTGTAGCATTTCATTAGTTATATTAAAAAAATCACATATCTCACAAGGCGTAGATATGCAATTGCATAATGCTTGCAGGAATTCATCATCACTTACAAGAAAATTAGCAGCCCATGATTTAGCTCTATGCTCTTGTTTGTTTTTCATAAGTTTTTCAGAATAATTTTTAGATTTAATAGTTAAATTACCTAAACTAGTAAAGTGATGTCCTAGCTCTTCAGCGAGAATAGATAAATATTTGCATCTATCATTAACAATAGATTTTTCTACTATTATAATTGGAGGAAGATCTGGAGCTTTAAAATAAATTCCGTTAAATGAATACTGATTAAGATTTCTTTCCTCAAGATGTATTTTTTCTTTCTCAATAATACAAAAAATATCACTTAATTTTTTCATTAGTCTATCACCGCCATTATCAGTATTAATGATATTATTATAATAGAACAAGAACGCATGTTCAAGAAAATAATAATAGATTTTATATATGATTTGTATGTATAATATTTACATAAAACAATGTTATACTTTGAGGGGGAAAATGAATTATTAAAAGGGGGAGAATAGATGGAAGCAAATGTGAAGGATTTGATGTCAATATATTATCAGTATATAGAATATGTTAATAATAATTTAAACAAATTAGCTTTAGATAATAATCTGATATGTGGGGATATGATAAAAAAATACGGAATCGCTGATAATAGATGCATAGGAATTGGTTGGAAGAGAGTTATAGAAAATAGAATTATGGAATTAATAGAAAATTTACATAATGAGAATGGAAATTTAGATGTTAATTTTCTAAAGAAAGTTGTAAATCAGCTTAAACTAGAGTATAACATTAACAAAAAAGATTATAAAATTCAGATTGAAATATTAGAGAACCTATGCAATTGTTTTAGTGGTGATATTAATATTTTAAGCGATAAAGATACATTAATGAGATTATTTGAATTTGCTATAGACTTGCATATTGTAAATGATTCTAAGATTGATAATGAGAATATTAATATAAAAAATATTATACTAGCAGCAAAATATATGAGAGATAAAGGGTACAAGTTTGACATTATAAATGGAGAGTTGGAGTTTAATAAAGCTGATTTTTTAAAAATTCACTCAGATATTGAATCTATTATAAAAAGCTTAGGTGGGATCAATATAGCAAAAAATATATTCTCACGAGAACTAAATAATATATATAATAGTAAACATAAAAGATACATAATAACTAGAAGAAAGAGTAGCATAGGCCATGAAAATAAATTAAAATCTATGATGCCATACAATTATATTCTACAGATATGCATGAAACATCTATATAAAACTAACTCATTAGAAAGAGAATTGACGTTTGTGGAGATAAATGAAAAATATGAAGAATTAGAATCACTAAGTAAAAATTTTACGACCTGCCTCGGGTTACAAAACCATTCAATATTTGAAAACTTATCAATAGATTTTCAGGCTTTACCAGATATACTTAATAAAAATGTACTATTTGATAAACTTTTTACAATTAATCAATGGAAGCCAAAGTATGTATTAGAAATAATTGAGCATATGTTTTTTAAAATATATAAGGAAAATCGTTCGTGGTCATATAAGTTAAAAGAGTATTTAAAAGTATGTCAGATAATTTTAGAATATAAATATTGTAGTATTATTAACTTTGATGAAGTGTTTAAAAAAGCCTGCATAAAAAGAAATGTTTTAGAAGATATATTTAATGATATTTCCCATACATTAGGTAATGTTAATAATGAGTTTAGATGCATACTTGATAAAACCAATTTTGGTGATAGACCGTTAATTAAATTAAATGAAAATGAATATTTTTTATTGTCACCATTAATAAACGGATTCTCATTTTATGAGGCTTTATATGATAAATTTAGATTAGTAAATATTCAAAATCAGAAACTATTGAATAGGAAGCAGGGATTTTTACTTGAAAATTTCATAAAATATAGGCTTGATAAAAAAAATATTGATTATAAGTATGGACATTATAATTTTAATTGCGTTAATAATGGAAAAAATCCACTAGAATGCGATTTGATATTAGAAGACGATAAAAATATATTATTTATTGAAATTAAAAAGAGACCCTTATCAAAGAAAGTAGAGCAGCTTGATGATATTGAACTTTTAAAAATTCTAGGTGAGGGGATTGTTTTTTCTCAGAAACAAGCATTAAATCATGAATTACAATTAAGACTTAAAGGTAATATAAAATTATTTGATGATGAAAAGTTATCTAAAGAGTTGAGTAGCGTAGAGTATGGTAAGCGCAACATTATTAAAATTAGTTTGACTTTTCAGGAGTATGGTTTCCTTGCATATAAAACAATAACTGAAAAAATTATGCAAAGTTTATTGATTTGTGAATTTTCTGCAAATAATCCTAATAGGGATCAAGAACTAGATAACTTTAGAAAACAACAGAAAATATTATCTAGCAGAATAAATGAATTATATGATGGAAAGAAAATAGAATTAAGTACAGCTTTTCATAATTCCATATTTCGTAGTTTACAGCAATTTTTATATTCTTTAGACAATAGTTCAAATACATCAGAATTAATATATAATATGTGTTTTGATAGATATATGGGTTCAGGAGAAATGGACTTTTATAGTGAGTTGTTCTATATTTTAGATAAGTTAAAACCGCTTGAAGAATAAATATTATAAAATATTAAATTTTAGAAAGGTGTTCGTGAAGAGCACCTCATTTTTTTATTATTATATTTTTGGTTTAAGAAATCTTTAAAATCGAAGATGACTGAAGTATATGTTATAATATTTAAAGTTATACGAAATATTTGTTGTTAAAGAAAGGTGGTAGAGGCGTTGCGTTGTCTATTTTGTAAAAAAATATCAACAGGATCAACAAGTGTTGAACATATTGTACCAGAGTCCCTTGGGAATAAAAGCCATACACTTAGGCCTGGAATAGTTTGTGATACATGTAATAATTATTTTGCAAGAAAGGTAGAAAGACCTTTTCTTGAACATGAATCTATTGAAATGTTAAGATTTAAACAATCAGTAGAAAGCAAAAAGGGGAAAGTGCCACCAGCGAAAGGGTTATTAAATTTTAAATATCCTGTTACTGCTAGGAAATATACCAAAGGTGGACTTGCAGGTACAGTAGAAGTTGCTACAGATGAGGCACTTGAGGAGATTATGAATAGAAAGGATTCAATGATTATATTTCCAGACGAAGTTCCATTACCAAGTGGATCAATTGTATCTCGCTTTCTTGCAAAGGTTGCATTAGAGGTATTAGCTCAGAGGTTAGCGAATCATCCAGATGGGCTAGAGTATCTTGTTGATGAAGAACAATTTGATTTAATTCGAAATCATGCTAGAAAAGGAGAAACAGCAGAATGGCCTTTTCATGTAAGACAAATTTATGACGAGAATAAATCGTGGTTGAGTAAAAATGGGCAATCAATTCAATTAATGTTTGAATACGATATATTAGTAACGAAGGAAAATGAATGGTATTTTGTCTTAGTTTTATTCGGAACTGAATTTACTATAAATTATGGCGCTCCAGAAATAGAAGGTTATCTTAGCTGGCTTAAAGAAAATGATAATGAAAGCCCATTATATAAAGGAAAGAATGCAGAGAAAATGAATAACATACCAGATATAAATGAGTAATTATTTATAACATATTAAAAATTAAGAAAGTAATATTTAATATATGTAGTAGGATTTCTAATTCAATTGGGATTAACTATAGACATTTATAAAAAATGCGTTCACAATGAACGCATTTTTTATAAGTGCCTATATAATATATAAATTATTTTTTATCTTTATATTTTTGCTTTATATATTCAATAAAATTATTAATTTCATCTTTAGCTTCTTTTGGAAGATCATCATAATCAGTATCACTATTAAGTGCAATAGTAATATTTGAATCTTCAGTATAATTTCTTACATCAGATATGCCTAATAAGTAATCAGTTGAAACATCAAAAAATTTAGCAAGAGTTTTTATAAGTGAGGAGTCAATTCCTCTAACCCCTTTTTCATAATGGCTTACCGCTTGCTGTGAAATATTAAATAATTCTGCTAATTGATTTTGGCTTAAATTTTTTTCTATTCTTAATTCTTTCAATCGATTCATATTAAACACCTCAATAACATTTTACTACTTAATGGAGTTATTTTTTACATATATTTGTTGTAAAAAATATTGTTTTTTGTTGACTTACTACAAAATGGAGTATATTATATAAATATAGTAACTACAAAACGTAGTAAGGGAGGGATAGAAATGAGAAGTAATCTTGTTTTTGCACGTGGCGAAAAAAGTCAGCAAGATGTAGCAAGAGATATTGGAATATCTCAAAAAACATTAAGTGCTTTAGAACGAGGATATAGAAATCCAAGTATTGACCTAATGAAAAAAATACAAAGCTATTATCAAGTGAGTATGATAACCTTATTTGAAGATATTTTTGCATTTTAATACTACAAAATGTTGTATAAGTAATTTTAATATAAACATTGGAGGAAAGAAATGGTAGAAAACTACAGAAATATTTACCAAATAGCGAGAGAATGTACAAGCTTAACTCAAGAAAAATCATCAGAACTACTAGATATATCTGTTGATAGCTTAAGAGCATATGAAGGAGGGAAGAGAACACCACCAGAAAACATAGTAATTGATATGGCTAAGATATATAATCGTCCATATTTAATTTTGCAGCATTATCAAAATACTTTGATAGGAAAAGAACTTTTTCCAAAGATAGAAGTTAAACATTTAGCTGAAGCAGTATTAACATTCTTAGATGATCTTGAAGATCTAGAGAACATTAAGAAATTAATGATTAAGATTTCACGTGATGGTCAAGTTGATGAAGATGAAAAAGAAGATTGGCAAATGATAATGAAAACACTTGATGAAATGGTATGTGCAATTATAACTATAAAGTTTGCTAGGTAACACATTGTGATAAGAAAACATATTATGAAATGATTTATATTTACGGGGGAATGGATATGAAAGGCGATGAATTAAAGGTAACCATTATAGGATTAGAAGATAAAAAAGGCTTTGATGAGCTTATGGCAGAGTTACAAGTTGCTGCTGTTATGAAAATGTGTCCTCCAGAGCTAAGACTTCAGGTTTTAAATAATGCTCTAAAGATATTAAAAGCAAATTAACTGATTTTAAACATATTAAAGGAGAAATTCAGAAGATGAATATAATAGAAATCTTATGGAAAATAGGCTATGACGTTCTTAAAAGTGATTCTGAAAAATGTGAATACACAATAATGTATGCTCCAGAAAGAAAAAGACGTATGTGGAAGCAAATAAAAGATGGATCTATTACAGTTGAAAATGAATTGCTTAATGATATCTATACAGTAACTGTTGGAGAAGTTTGTTTTAATCAATGTGGAGATTTATATGTTGAATTTACTGATGTGAATACAAAAAAATGTATTGATTTTTATGAACATAAAAACATGAAAGAAGATGAACTTTATAAATAAAAAAAGAACCTTGACTAAAGGTTCATGATGTTTGAGATACGGACGGCCATCCGTATCTCCATTATAAATTGAAATGGAGGAAAAGTAAATGGTTTTAAGATTCTTAAATGATTTAAAATCAAAAGTCAGCAAAGAAGAATTTAATATTATTTTTGCTATGACAAGAGAAGACATAAGGTTTAATAGGACAAGTTTTAATAAAAGGACTACACCTGAAGAATTTATTGAAATATGTAAAAGGTGCTGTGTTGCTTTAAGTAGATGCAGCTGAGTTTTTTAGTTAATTTAAATTACAAATAATGAAAGTGAGGCGAGACTGTGGAAAGAGATTTTAAAGGCATATGGATACCAAAAGAAATTTGGCTGAATACTCACTTAACTATGAATGAAAAATTATTTTTAGTTGAAATAGATAGCTTAGATAATGAAAAGGGATGTTTTGCGTCTAATGACTATTTTGCAGAGTTTTTTGGCTTATCTAAAAACAGGTGTAGTGAAATAATAAAATCTTTAGAGAAAAAAGGATTTTTAAGTGTTTCTTATAAATACAAAGCTGGCACAAAAGCAATAGAAAATAGAATAATTAAGCTACTCGAAATATCGATAGGGGGTACTCGGAATATCGACTGCGGTGTTCGAAATATCGATAGAGGTACTCGAGATATCGACAGAGGGTATTCGGAAAACTGTGAAGATAATAATACAATACTTAATAATACAATTAATAATATAAATACTATATCTAAAGATATAGTTAGTAGCACTAAAGTGCAACCCATAATAGATAAGTGGAATGAACTTGGACTCCAAAAGCTCATATCCATAAACAAAGGCACTAACAGATATAAATTACTTCAAGCAAGACTTAAAGAATATGGACAAGATAAAATACTTCAAGCTATAGAAAATATAAAATGCAGCAGTTTCCTAAAAGGTCAAAACAATAAGAACTGGACAGTAACCTTTGATTGGTTAGTAAAGCCAAATAATTTTATTAAGATCTTAGAAGGCAATTATGTAGATAAAGAAAATCCAGTTAAGATAGCTAAGAATAAAGAAGTGCAGCCACTCAGATTTAATAATTTCGAGCCAAGAAACTATGACTATGACAACTTAGAAAAGAGGCTGCTTGGGTGGGATAACGATGATTAAAAATAAAATGGATGAAGTTTTAGATGGTCAAATAAGCATATTTGATTTAGTGCTCAGTGAAGTTAAAGAGCCTAGAAAAGAGTATGCACCAATAGTCAAAAGTCATAAAGACAAATTTGCAGAAATTATTAATCTATATAAACCCAATGCAGCAAGAATAGTTAAAAGAATATATGGAGCATTGCTTGTAGAGCTCGAAGAAAAGACATTGTACTTTAACAGTGATGGAGTAAAAGAACTGGAGTTAAAAAAAGATGTAGATCTGCTTCCAGCTGATGAAATTTTATTTGTGAATCAAGATAGAAAATTAAATGATATGCAGCTTAAAAAACTTAAAGACATGCACGTTACAGAATACATTAAACGTAAAGGTGATGCTAATACAATAATTCAAAAGCAGGATAAAACGATCGTTATAAATCCTAAAGGATGGATACTAGAATACTTGCAAAAACCAAAATACCATGAGGATGAAGTATATAAAATTGAGGTTCCTAAAGAAAATATAGACTTGCATATTTTAAGTGCAGAAACAGATATTGATGAGAAGGAAAGCACAATTAAGCCATCAACTTTTGTTCATAATGTCATAGACTTTGAGGAAAATGAACTGGTAGAAATAAAGTATAAAGGCACAAGGCATATAGGCAGGGTAGTAAGAATTTATAACAATGGTGAAACCTTAAATGTCAATTGGGATGGTAAGCAGACAGCTTTTTATTATAAAGCAGTAAAGAAGCTTAAAGAAATAAATATGAAAAATGCTATGTAATTAATTGGTGGTTAAGATGAAGGAAGCCCCTAAAAAGGGGCTTGTAGGTTACTAGGTCAAATCAAAAAAAGATTATGAATGAAAGTGTAAGTAGAGAAGCAATAAGATAATAGCAAATAAGCTATATTTAATTATATGAAGATTGGCTTTAAATAGTTACAAATATTGGTAAAAAAAGTTTTGGGCATTAAAAAAGCCCCCTAAAAAGGGGCTTAAAAATTACTAGGTAAAAGCAAAAAAAGATTATGGACAAAAGAGTAAACAAAAGAGCAATAAAGTAATAGCGAAGAGGTCACATTTAATTATATGAGGCCTAGCTTCAAATAATTCTAAATGTTGATAAATAATTTTGCACATAAAAAAAGCCCCAATTAATGGGGCAAAAATGGATTATATAAATAATATGTTAACTAAATCATTATATTATGTGCAATTTAAAAATATTTATTCTGTTATTGTTACAGTACCAGGCCCTAATATTACAATTTTATCAACATACCTAAAAGGACCAATATTGTATATTGGTGAGTTTTCTAATAAACGATGTGATTCCATTATTTGTTGATCGCCATCTATTCTCATCATAAGAATAGTTCCAGCAGAGGTATTTTGAATTTTGTATGTTTTATTCTCCACTAACTTTAAATCTTTTACGCTATGAACACCTTCAGTTAATTGTATATTTAGGGGGGCAGCTTTAACTGCTAAATTATTCATGTTAAAAGATAAAAGTAACAGGGCAGAAAGTATAATAAATGTTTTTTTCATTTGATAAGCCACCTTTCATAATTTAAGAAAAAGTTAAAAGAACATTATTATATATTATAAATCTATAGTCATATTTAAGAGGTGCAATAGGAATTTGAGCGGAGTTAGCTGGTATTCTTATAAGTTGTTGGATCTTTCTATCAGCATCAAGAATTATTAATAGACCCTCAACATATGGTTCCTGGTTTTGGACTTTGTAAGTAATATTTTCTCTTAAGTTTAAATCTTTCATAGTATAAAAGCCTTGTGAATATATTTTGGGCTGAGCTACGACAGCTACTGTGTTGAAGGTAAATAATAAAAGTAGGGATATAGAAAGAATATATATAAATTTTTTCATTTGGTAAGCCTTCTTTCTTAATTTTAGAGTGTAAATTAAATAGATAAAATTATTATGTGGAAATGTAAAAGAAATATTCATTAATACCTTGCAGGACTGGAAGGTGCATTATCAGGGATTACAATTGTTAATGTTAAGGTTACTGCAAAAGATAAATAAGAAGAGAGTTAATTAAAGCTCTCTTCCTAAAAAGGGGCTATAAGTATGGGAATTATTAAAGATATAGTTGATATAATTGTCCCAAGAGTACAAAAGAGAATGGAAGAAGAAGGACTAGATATTAAAGAAGCTTTAAATAAGGAGCTTGAAGAAATGGGATATATTCAGAAGGATGATAAAGTGGATGAGGAAAGTAGAGAGTAATTTGGAATGTGTAGAAATTGTTCATAAACAAAAAGACACTACAAAGTGTCTTTTAAGCAATAATTACTTCACCTTTCCCAATAATTACAATTCTATAACTAGGTTCAAGACCAATCAAGCTATAGTTTGCTGAGTTGGCTGGTAAATAAATAGACTGTATTTGACGTTGATTTTCATCAAAAAGTGCTATATAAACACTATTATCAGGAGATATATTTTGAACAGTATAACGATTTTTGGGGGCAACATTAAGAGTGGATAATTGATAAATACCTTCCTTAAATGTAGTTGCTGCAAATGTGGGAATTAATGCAAGAAAATTAAAGAATAAACACATTAAAATTAATGTTACTATAATATTTTTTCTCATAATATAAAATCACCTTTCAAGTTAGTAATATATATGTCGCTTTTTAAGCAATAAATACATCTCCATTACCAACTATAGCAATTCTGTAGTCAGGCTTAAGTGGTAATAAATTATATTTCCCAGAGTTGGGACCTAAGCGTATAGATTGGATTTGAAGTTGATCTTCATCATAAAGAAGTATATAAACACTATCTTTTTGAGATACATTTTGAACACTATAAGTATTTTCTGCTGAAAAATTAAAATCAGCCGCTTTATAGACACCCTCTTTAAAAATGTTATCAGCAAATGCAGAGGAAGTCAGATTAAATAATAAAAATATTGAAATTAAAAATATAAGTATAAATTTTTTCATAATACAACCACCTTAATATTTTTTGTATAAACAACAAATATAGATAATTTTATTATGTGTACTTGTTAAGTAAATATGCAGAATGTAGATTTGACATGGTAGTAAATGAAAAAAATGTTCTTTGAAAATTGAATAATATGGGATTTACAATTTATGTTATAATTAATTTGGAATAGTAAATTAATCGAACGAAATGAAAGGGAGTTTGGAATGAAAGATAAGATAAGTCTCTATGTTGATGATTTACGTGATTGTCCTGAAGGATTTATTATAGCAAGAAATATTGAACAAGCAAAAGAATACCTTCGAAACAATGAAATAAAAATATTGTCGCTCGACCATGATCTTGGGATAGATGAACATGGAAATCTTTTGCCCACAGGTTATGATTTAGTAAAGTATATATGCGAAAAAGGGTTAAGTGTTGAAAAAATATTTCTTCATACAGATAATTCAGTTGGAAGAGAGAATATGTACCAGACATTGTTAGGTGCACAACGTAGAGGATTTATTGACAAAGATATTTTGATTTATCAATATCCTTATGTTCCTAATAAATATTCCAGTAATGAATAAAAAACACATTATAGGCTTTATTCGAATAAATGAAAATAAATAACAAATTGTAAAATCGTATTATTCAAGAGATTGAATTTACGATTTTTTTTATATGCAATACTAAAATTAAACGCAAAATATGCCCCAATCAAGGGGCATACAATGGATTTTTTTAATAATAATATAATCAACAACCAACTATATTATGTACTATTTGAAAAAAAGTATTCAAGTAATTTAATTCATTAAGGAGCTTGAAGAAATGGTATATATTCAGAAGATGGGTTAAAAGAGAAAGAAGTTTAGAAGTAAATCGTAGTATGTAGAGTGGAGGGAGTTTAGGATGGATAGACCAAAAGACTTACCTAATCGATTGGAATGTGCGTATTGTAAGCGGAATCATAGACATGGTGGAGAATGTCATGGGAAGGATATAAATAGAAATGAAACTTTATTATGTGGAATTATTAAATAAATATGCAGAATGTAAAAGTGGTGTAGCAAAATGAAAAAAAGAGACACTTTAAAAGTGCCCTTTATGACAATACTACAGTGCCGTTACCGAAAATTATAACCGAATAATTATAATCAAGTGGGGGTAAAATTTGTTGAGGAATTTTAGGATTTAATCTTACTAGCGCTTGTATTATTTCATTAGAATCAACAATTATAATTATGGAACTACTATTAGTAGGAGTAATTCTTGCTGTAAGGGGAGCTCCTATCAATAAATTGGCATCTCGTGCATTATAAATGCCTTGAGTTAATGTCTTAGTTTCAGCAATAGCAATTGAAGTATTTATATTAAATAATAAAAATAAAAGAATCGTCAAGATAGTAATAAATCTTTTCATTAGTTTAACCACCTTTAATAATTTAAGTTCTACGCATGTAAATAAGCAATTTTATTATGTGGAATTATTAAATAAATATGCAGAATGTAGATGTTGCGATATAGTAGTACAAGAAATTTTATAAAGCAGGAAAGTTAATAGACTTAATATAGTGTTTAGAATTGTACTAAACACTATACTGCTAAACTATCAAAGTGGAGAAAAAGATACTTCTCCAGTACCAATCAGTGCTAGAATATCCCCTTCTTGAACAGGACCAAGTTTTACAATTTCATTTGGGGATTCAAACCTTAAAAATGTTTTTTGTTTACCATTAGAATCAATTACTATTACAGTAAGAGGCTTGTCGGGAGTTATCAGTTTACCTGTAATATAATTTCCAGTATATAGACTCATATTATAGATACCTTGTGTATAAGTAGTTGCAATAGGAAGTGGCTGTGCCTGAGCGATTTTAACAAATGCAAATAAGGATATTAGAAAAAATACTAAAAATTTCTTTATATTCATAACAGCACCTCTATTTATTAGTATTTTGTTTTTGAAATTAGAATATACGCAATATAGTAATTAAACGCAAAATATGCCCCAATTGAGGGGCACACAATGGATTTTATAAATAATAATATATATGTTGCAAAATGAAATTCCCAAAATAATTTATTGTGAAAAATATCCATTAATATAAAATGAACAAAACAACAAAACTATAATGAATTAAAATAAATTTATAGTGAGGTTTTATATATGGATATTTTAGTGATTAATAAAATTACCGGCCATGAAAATGAGATAAAGGAAATAAAAGATGCGTCGAAACGCACTAAAAGTGTAAGATTATATAAAAGATATTCTGTATTACTTAAACATTTTGATGGTTTTAATAATAGAAAGATATCTGAGATGGAAAATATAGATGAGCACACTGTTGCTACTTATATAAAAAATTACAAAGCTAACGGATTAGATGGATTAAATATTGCCCACGGCGGCGGAGCTAGCAAAAAAATTAATGAAAATCAAGAGAAAATAGTATTAGAAACTATTACTACAAAAACACCTGAGGATGTTGGATTTGAATCTAAAATGAATTGGACTATTGAATTAGTTAGACAATGGGTTTTAAAAGAATTTAATATAAAAATGTCACATAGGGGAATAGCCTATGTTCTACATAGATTAAATTTAAGTTATACTCGGCCTACTTACGTTTTGGAAAAAGCGGATAAGGAAAAACAAGAAAAATTTAAAAATGATTTTGAAGTGCTAAAAAAAATGCCTTGACGGCTTAGTTGATACTATTTTATTTGAAGATGAATCAATGATCAGAGATTATCAGGCAATACAGAAGAATTGGTTTATAAAAGGCCATCAAAGAAAAATACCGACATACGGTAAAAATGCTGGCGTTAAACTTATAGGTATATTAGACTATGTTACTGGCAAAGTTTATTGCGAAGAGCATGAGAGATATGATGCACAAGTATTTCAAAGCTTTTTAAATAGTGTACTTAAAGAATATCCAAAAGGAAAAATAGTCATGATTTTAGATAATGCTAGAATCCATCATGCAAAATTGATACAACCGTTTTTAACCGAAGTTAAAGATAGATTGGAATTGATGTTCTTGCCACCATATAGTCCAGAATTTAATCTGATAGAGGGGTTATGGGGATGGTTAAAATCTTCTGTTATTAATAATGTGTTTTATCCTTCTTTAGTAAGAGTGAGATTTGCGGTTCAAAAGTTTATTAAATCTATAAATATGGTTCCTACTCAGACAATAGACAGGCTATGCGTCCGAATGTAGAAACCAATTTGCAACATATATACAAATTGGGCATATATAGAATGGATAGGATCTATAGTTGAAAAGTTAGCAATTGGAACTTTAGATGATGAAAATGGAACGCCTTTAGTAGATGAAAATAATGAACAATTTATAGGATAGGAGATGATTTAATAAATGGGATGGAAAATAACTGATAAGTTTTTAGTAGATCCACAGGATAACGATTCAGTACCTTTTGATCAAGGTGGAATTGTAAGAAGAAGCACATGGGCGAAAATAAAAGACTATATATTAGGAACTGCATCACTGGCAACAATTGATAAAACAGTTCGCGGAGCAATAAATGAAGTTAATACATCATTGTCAGATAGTGCGAATAAAATCGCACAATTAAGTAATCCAAATTTATTAATAAATGGAGATTTTCAAGTTTGGCAAAGAGGGACAAGTTTTAATACTAGTAATAGTTATTGTGCTGATAGATGGATGAGTGTATTTCTACCAAGTGGAAGCGTAGCAAAAGATATTAAAGGATTAAAAATTACTGGTTGTGGAACTGGTGGATTATTTATTGTGCAAAGTTTAGAAGATAAAGACTATAACAAATTACTAGGTAAAACTGTTTGTTTTTCATGTGACTTAAGTGTTGAAAATATGTTACAAGGTTCTTTGTTTATGCAAATAACTGATAGTACTAATGTTTTAGGTAAAATATCAATAGATAAAAACTTACTAAGTAATACACCTAAAAGATTTAATATAATTGTTGATATTCCAGCAACTGCAAATAATTGTAGAATTTTTATCGGAAGTGTTAAAGACGTTGGTGCTGGAGTTATAAATTCTGATTGCAATGTTTACGTTGGGAATGGAAAACTCGAACTAGGAGATAAAGCAACACCTTTTGTTCCAAGACTTTATGCAGAAGAATTAGTATTGTGTAAAAGATACTATGAAAAAGGACAAGGACAAATTGTAAGCGCTTTTGGTACAGGTTATTTAAGTGGTGTAAATTTTCAAGTTGAGAAAAGAGTTTCGCCTACATGTACAGTTTCATATATAACTGATTTAGTTTCTTGGGCGACAGCATCATATACAACTCTTATAAATAATGTTAACGGAATAGCTGAGATTGACGGAAGTGGATATACAACTAATAGGCTTTATAGGTTAGGAGTATGGACAGCAGATGCTGAAATATATTAGGAGGTATTAGAATGGAAGAAAATATAATTAAAGTTTATGTAAAATCGGATAATAAAAATGTCATTAAAGATATAAATAGTAGTATGTTTTTAGAAGATACTACAAGTTATATACAAATAGATGAAGGTGCAGGAGATAAATATACCCATGCACAAGGTAATTACTTAGATAAAGGTTTGGTTGATATCAATGGTAAATGTAACTACAAGTTAGTTAATAATAAGCCAGTAGAGTTAACAGCTGAAGAAAAGCAAAGCTTATTTCCAACGCCAGTATCACAACCAACAACTGAAGAAACTCTATCTAAAGAAGTAGCTAATATAAAAATTGATAATATGAAAAAAGATGCAATTATAACAAATGCTTTGCAAACTATAGCAGGTTTAAAAGTAGAGGTTATGAATTTGAAAGGTGGTAATGCATAATGGATTTTTGGAAAATGTGTTTTGATATGAAGGTAATAGATGCGGATTTCTTAAGGCAAGCGGTAATAACAGATACTAATAAATTTGGAGATATTACAGTAGATCAGTTTAAAGAAATCACAGGAGAAGATTTTATAAAAGCTACATCATAGGAAAATAGGATTTAGCTTAATAAATGGAAGGCACTACAACAGTAAAAAGGAAATATAGAAATCATATAGAGCATTATATTTTAAATAACTACAAATTCTGTAAAGAAATTTAATTCCTAATATGGTATAATTTACATAAAATATATTATTGGAGGAATGTAAATGGAAATAGAGGAGAAGGAACGTTTTGAGGCTATCGATGTGATGAAATGTATATTGATAATTTTTGTAATAGTGGGTCATAACCCTAATTTGGTTAATGGAAATATACAAAGAATTATATATTGGTTTCATATGCCATTATTTTTTATTGTTGGTGGTTATTTGTTTAAGTCAAATCATCAAAAGTCTTGGAGCAGAAGAACCACGTTAAAGTATTTAATTCCATACTTTTCGTATTTTGCCTTGGACTGCCTATTGCAAAGAAATATATCAATAAATAATGGAATAAAGTTTTTATATGGTGGTAGAATGTATCCAGGAGTGTATTGGTTTATACCATGCATGTTATTAACATTACTTATCTTTCATTGGTTGAATAGAAATTTTTCAAATAAAACAAATTTACTAATTATTTTAATTATGTACATAGCAGCTCATTTAGAGTCTATCTTTTTTCTGCCATATGATGGGGATTATTTAAATTGGAATATAATATATCAAATACCATTAAATTTAGATATATGTTTGATTTCCATACCATATTTTGCTATAGGATATTATTTAAAAAATATTATACTCAAAATCGTTAAGAAGAGTAATGTTATTTCATTTTTTGCAATATCCTTAATATGTCTGGCTTTTATTGAATTAAATTTAAGTGGAATTTTGTTTTATAAATTAAATATGAAACTAGGACATTATTATAATTTCATTTTAGATATATTAATACCAGTCATATTTGGAATATGGATACTTATTACTAGTACACTTATTAGCAAATTTATTAGTAAATTTGCTAAGATGCTAAGCATTATAGGCATGAATACATTGCCAATAATGTATCTTCATATCACAATTAATGGATTAATTTTAAGGAAAATTAACTATGGAATTTTAATGTATATAGTCATTGGGATTATACCAGCATTGATATTTAATTATATTTGTTCTAAAAATAGATATTTGGAAATATTCTTTAAAGGGAAAATGCCAAATGGTATAATATAGAAAGAAAAAAATCATTACTATGGATGTTGATTAAAGATATACCATAATATAAGATTCTTAAATATTAAGATAAAATTTAAGGCAAGCCACTTGCAAAATGTGGGTGCCATTTAATATTGTTATATAATAGGAAAATACTATATAACAACTAAATAAAAAGTTTAGAATGGATTAATGCAAAAATAAAAATAACACAAGCATTTTTAAATTTTATATTTAGAGTAATTATTAGAAATAGGAAGAATAATTTTAGAAATTCTAAATGATAACTATAAGAAATTAGTATCAGAATCATTTATAATATTAAGTGAACTAAGAGACATCTACAACAATGTAGGTGTCTTTTGTTATATGAAAATAACTAATAAAAAGAGGTGTAATATGAATGAAGAATTAGTAAAAGACAAAATTGAAACGCATGAAAGAAGGCTTAATAATCACGGGGAGAGGATTGATAAACTTGAACAGGATGGAAGAGAGCTGAAGACGGAGCTTAAAAATCTATGTGAAAATCTTAAAAACTTAACTAGTATGATGAAGTGGTTTATAACTGCAATGGGAGGAGCATTAATTAGCTTCTTTTTTTATGCAGTTCAAACAGGAATATTTAATAAATAATTGGAGGTATGTAAAATGATAAGAACAGCATTAAAATTAATAATTAAGGTATTAGAAAGTAAATTAATTAAAAGTGGAGTAGAAGAAGCTATATTAAAGAATAAAAATTATATTACTGTGGGTAAGGCTATTTGGAATATAGTAGACGAGAACTTTAGAATAAGCAAAACTGTAGAAGAAAAGGTGTTATCTAAGGCAGATAAATTTGATGAGCTATTATTAGCTAAGTTTCCTGAATTAACTAAAGAAGATGTGGCAGAAATTAGGCAAAGCATCGCAGGAGAGATAAATCAAGGGAAAGCAGCGATTCTAGATAATTCTGCATTAATAAACCAATTACAGGCGGATAATGCAATTTTAAAAGAAGATCTAAGGCTGTTAACAGATCAATTAAGTAAAGTTCAATCATTAGTCGCCGTAACTACAAATACAGATGCGCAACAAGCAACAGCTTAA